GTTATCGTTCAACTAACAGGTAGTAAATATGATATTGTTAGACAACAAATAACTAGTGATATTCTTATTTCTCGTGATGATGATAACAAAACAGTTGTATCAGAAAGAGTAGGTCTTCCCTACACTTTAGAAATTCAAATGGAGTTTAGAACTAAATCACAAAATGACCTAGATTTTATGGTTATCAAATTTCTTAGCTATAGACAACGTAATTTGGTTATTCCTGTTAAAAATAATGACGGGGAAGATGAAAGTGTGTTAGTTAATTTTAAGCTAGATGATAAAAGACAAGATGAAGTAGAAGGTAGTACTCGTATCTTCCGTTCCATTTATGTATTTAATGCTTATGGCAGAATTAATGAACACGTTCAAATTACAGACCCTATGGTTACAGACTTTGAAACACATACTCATATTGTTATTGATAAGGCGGTAAATGATGATTAAATTACGCATTACTGACATTGAAGGTTGCAGACAATTTTTTACGGGAATTAGTAAAGAGGGTGAACCTTTTACTATCCGCGTAAATGCTTATGCAACTGTCGAAGTTGAAACTGCTTCTATCCACGATTCTTTACAAGTAGGTATTGAACGTGGCTTTGTTTTAGTAGAAGAGGTTGAACCTACTCCCGCTGAAGAACCAGTAGGAGAAAATCAGGCGGAAGAGGTTAAACCTAAAAAGTCCCGTGTTAAGAAAGAAGGAGAAGAATAATAATGCCAACTTATAACACAACTCCTGGTGTTTACTTTGAAAATGTAAGCTCCCTTTTAACTATCCCTTCTGCAAGTACTTCCGTTGCTTGCTTTGTAGGCGAATCTTTAGTAGGTGATTCTGACTTCCCTACTTTGTACACTTCTTGGAACGCGTTCCAACAAGCCGTGTCTTTAGGTCAAAAAACACCTTTTATGAAGACAAGTGACCTTGCTTACGCAGTTTACTCTTTCTTCTTGAATGGTGGTTCTCAACTCCGCTTCTTGCGTGTTGTAGGCGAAGGCGCGAAAAAAGCTACTGGTGATGTAGGCACTATGAAAGTATCTGCAACTTCTGTAGGCGATTGGGGTAATCAAATTAAAGTAACTGTTACTACTAACACATTCGACCCTACTAAGTTTGACGTAACAGTAATTTGCGGTCAAAGTGAAGAATATCATCAATATTTAGGTGCTAATGATACAGATGAAAACTACTTCATTGATTACATTAATACCTACTCTAAAATCATTAAAGTATTGAGTGGTACTATTGCAGTAACCGCTGAAACTACTTTAACAGGCGGGGCAAATGGTAATGACCCTGTAGACGCTGACTATGTAAAAGCATTTGAAAAGGTAGATAAAGTAGATGATGTAACAATCTTCGCCGTTCCTGGTGCTACTACTGAAGCTATGTTGAAAAACATTACTGCTTATTTATCTAAAGACCGATTGAAATTCGGTGTACTTGACGCTCCTAAAGGCTATGACGCTGACAAACTTATTCAACTCCGCAAAAAATTGCAGGGTCGATGTGTATTGGTATCTTCTTGGCACAATGTAACAGACCCATTATCTACAGTTAATGGTAAACTTCGTGCTATTCCTTCTAGTGGCGCTTATTGTGGTTGGCTCGCTAAAACACAAACTGATGTAGGTCCATGGAAAGACCCTGCGGGTACTTCCTATGTAATTCAAGGTGCTATCTCCTTAGATTACACTCCTAACCGCGCTGATACAGATTTAATGAACCCTGCAAGTATCGTATCTTTAGTTAATAAACCTAACTATGGTAATATTATTTGGGGCGCTAGAACTCTTAACCAAGATTCGAACTTTAAATATGTATCTGCCAATATGATGGACATTTTCTTGCGTAAATCTTTAAATGAGGGTATTGAGCCTTTAGTATTTGAACCAAACAAAGAAGACCTTTGGAAGAAAATTACAGTATCTTGCGAATCTTTCTTAGACTTCGTATGGCGAATGGGCGGTTTGAAAGGCGAAACTGCAAAAGAAGCATATCGTGTAAAATGTGACGCGGAATTGAATACAGAAGATGTAACACGCCGAGGTATTTGTATTACCGAAGTTAAATATGCTTATGCTTCCCCTGCCGAATTTATCGTTATTCGCTTAGAAAATCGTATTCCGTCTGATAAATAAGAAAGGAACTAATTGACTATGTTGAAAAAATTAAAAGATATGCTTTCTTTAAAGGTATCTGCTAGTCGCTCTGTATATGATGACCCATTGCAAAAGTATAAATTTACTATGACTGTTGCAGGTATGCCTAGTGGCGCAGGCTTTACTAAAATTAGTGGCTTATCTGAAGAAACAGGTGTTACAGAGTACAACGAAGGCGGGTACGAATACACTCATAAATTAGGTGGTAAAGCTAAATTTAATGAAGTAACTGCTGAACGTGGCTCTTTTGCTGATAGAGATATGGAAATGACCTTCCGTCAATCTCTTAATAACCCTAATATGCGCCAAACAATTATCATCGAAGTTAAAAATAAATTCGGTGAAACAAAACGTACTTATAAATTAGCTGAAGCATGGATTTCTAAATGGGAAGGCTCTGATTTAGACGCAGGCTCTAATGATGTAGCCGTTGAAAAAATGACTATCCAATACGAATATTTAATCGACTAATTAAGTACTACTCAATAATGCGGTAACAAGGAGAAGAAATTATGGCAGAAAATAAAGTGCTAAATATGCAAGACGAAGAAACAGTAGTTGATGATGTTCTTAAACACGTTGACGCTGAAGAGGAATTTGAAACAGAGTATAGATTTTTCGCGGGTGTGAAAGTACCTGATAGTGATGAAGTACTCAAAGATTTTGAAATTCGTGAAATGACGGGTGCAGATGAAGAAAGTTTACAAGTGAACTCCCGTAAAAATATGAATGAAGCAAGGTCTATTAATAAGTTGCTAGAACGTTGTATTGTACGTATTGGCAATCTTACCCCACAGACTATAGGTGTAGATAAATGGCGGGAATTGGTTCGCAACATTCCTGTACCTGACGCAGATTACGCTATTTTAATGATTAGACGCTTATCCTTTGGTAATGATATTGTTTTAACTTCTACTTGCCCCGAATGTGGTGCAGGCATTAAAACATCTGTTCCTTTAAGTGAATTAGAAATCAAACCATATGGTGGTGATAATAGTCATACTGCTACATTTACTCTTCATACAGGCATTATTGATAAAAATGGCAATGCTTATAAAGAAGGTACTTTACGTTTACCAACGGGAGTTGATAGAGAAGTATTGTTACCTCTATATAAACAAAATATGGGTAAAGCCAAAACTTTAATGTTGACCCGCCTTTGTAAATTTGACGGGTTGAAGGTTGTAACTGAAGACATGATTAGAAATTTAAGCATTAGAGATAGAAATATTTTGACGGACTTAAATAAATCTATGAATGATTATGGCTTTGATTACAACACCGAAGTTTATTGTGAAAAATGCGGAACTGAATATAAATCTAAATTTGAGGATAGTTCCATAAGTTTTCAATAGACACATTTCCTGCTAACTTACTCATAAGGGAATCTTCTCTTATGGGTTTGTATGGAGATGTGCATACTCTATCTTACGTGTACCATTGGCATGAAGATAAAATTATGAAAATGAGTATACGAAAAAGAAAAATGTATAGAAATTTAGTTATTGCACAAGGTCATTATGAAGCGTTGCAATCTAAATCGACATATAAACCAAATGATTAAATAATGAAAGTTGAGGTGAATTTATGGAGAATTTTGGGTTAGGTATCGTTCTTAGCTTAACCGATAATGTTTCGGGCGCTATGAATAGTATTATGGGTAACCTAGATAAACTTCAAGATGAGTTCACTAAAACAGGGGGAACGTTGGGAGATTTAGAAGGGAAACTTTCTAAACTCCCTTCTCTTTTAATGGGGATAGGTGGAGCAACTACCGCTTTAGGTGCTTCCCTTACCGCGCCTTTTATGGGTATGGCTAAAGCTTCTGTACAAGCAGGGGCAACGCTAGAAAACCAAATGAGTATGTTATCTACTTTGTATGGCTCTGCTGAAAAAGGTAAAGAAGCATATTTATGGGCGCAAAAATTCGCTGCCGAATCTCCTATGGCTTTAGGTGATGTTATCGGTATGATGCAGACACTTAAACCTATTGGCGCTGATGTACAAAAAATGTATGCTACTGCTAATGGTGGTATGCAAGGCTTATTAAAATTTATTACTGACTTCTCCGCTTCTCGACCTGATGTGCCTGTATTCCGTATTCAAAGTGCATTAAGAAACTTGGCGGGCGGAAATTATCAATCTATTCAACAAATTTTTGACTTGCCGAATGATGTAATTGCTAGAATGAAGCAGGGTAAAGATATTGGCGAAAAAATCGCTATAGCAGTAAATGGCTTAGGGGTATCAGGCTTTACCGAAAAGATGAATGGCTCTTGGACTCAAATGATGAGTAACTTAGAAGATTCTTGGGAAGCTTTTAAAACCAATATTGCTAATTCAGGTGTATTTGATACTGCTAAGGGATATTTAAAAGAATTCTTTGATGTAATTAATAACTTAACAAATGAAGATTTTAAGAATATGGCTAGTCCTATTGCTGAAGGTATCACTATGATACTTGCTCCTGTAGGGGTTCTAGTTAAAGTATTAAAATCTTTAGTTGAAACCTACCGCGATTTATCTCGTGAATACCCTGAATTAATTGGCGGAATTATGAAGCTTGTAACTGCTTTTGGCACTCTCTTAACAGTAGTTGGGAGTGGTATTATGTTATACGGATTATTCCTAAAACTTTCTTCCGCGTATTCTTCCTTCATGATGTCCGCAGTAGGTACTACTAGGTTATTGACTGCTATGAGAATTGGCTTTATGGCAGTTGCTAGAAGTATTTTGGCAACTACATTAAGTATGGCTCCTTTCATAGCTTTAGCAGGTTTAGTTTACTTAGCTTGGCGAACTAATTTTGGCGGGTTAAGAGATTTTACTGAAAGTGTTTTGACTAGGTTAGTTGATATATTCAATATCTTAGTAGACTTCCTTGACGGGAAACTTTCTAAAAAGAATTTTAACTTAGCTAAACAATATGGTATGCTCGAATTCTTAGCAACTTGGGCAGAAGCAAGTCGGGTAGCACAAGCATTTGTTAATGGCATTAAAACAGGCATACAAGAAACCTTAAAATGGTTTGATGATTTGAATACAAAGTATACAAACTTCAAGAAGTTTTTAGGTATTCGTGACGCAGACCATAACAAAGATAACATGAACGCTAACCCTACTGAAAAAGACGGGCAAACACAAGTAAATGCAGGTTTAGTAAATATCACTAATGAGCAAGCTGAAGCATGGGGAAATGTAGCTTCTATAGCTATTATGGCTTCCGTAGCATTTAAGTTATTATGGTCTGTTATGAAGCCATTAGTAACTGTAGCTAAAGCACTTTGGGGTGTACTCAAATTTATTGCTCCTGTCTTCCGTGTTATTATGTCCGCGGGTATGACTTTAGCGCGTGTACTCTTTATTGTTATAGGCGCAATAGCTACTGTTTTAGGTGTTCCTGTTTGGATAGTAGGTGTAGTAGTAGCCTTAATTGTTGGCTTAATTGCCTTGATTGTTACTTATTGGGATGAACTTTGTGCGTTCTTTGAGGGAGTATGGCAATCTATTTTAGAAGGCTTTGACGCGTTCTGTACATTGGTTGGTGAAGGCTTTAATGCTATTAGTGCCTTATGTCAAAGTGTTTGGGAAGCTATAACAGGTTTTATCTCTAGTGCTATTGATAGCGCTATAGCTACATTTGATAATTTATACGCTTCCGTAACAAGTATTATGTCAAGCATTTATGATTATGTATCTAGTGTATGGAATAGCATTAAAGAAACACTATCTCACCCAATAGACGCAGTAGTTAACTTTATTAAGGGCGGAGATTCTTCCGCTATGCAAGCTTCAGGTGATATGATTGCACTTGCTAATGGTGGTGTTATCACTAAACCTACTCCCGCCTTAGTAGGCGAAGCGGGTTATCCTGAAGTTGTAGTACCTATTGATAACTCTCAAAATGCTATTGGCTTGTGGAAAACCGCGGGGCAAATGTTAGGCTTGATTGGTAATGATACAGATAACCAAAGTGCTATTGATTATAATAGAACTACTTCTACTTTAAATAGTGGTTTTAGTAATGTTGCTAAATCTATCTCCCGCCAAAATTCGGGCGGAGAAAGTACTACTATTGATAGTAGCGATAATAGAGTTATCTTCGGTGAAGGCTCTATTGTTATCTATGCTACACCTAATCAAGACCCTTACGCAGTAGCTAGAGAAGTTATGGCACAAGCTGAACGAAAAGCAGAAATTCGCGATATGATGAAGAGGTAATTATGTTTAACTTTTTAAGTAGTGTACAAAGCGCAATGGTAAACGTTGGCAATGTAAAGTCCTCTGTTCGTAGCCTTAAAAATCAATTAGGAATTTTAAATTTCAAAAATGTACTAAATGGGGTGTTTTTGCACCCCAAAGGTACAGGCGCATTGATAAAAGGCTCTTTAACAAATCTTGAAACTTCAACAACAATGTATTTTCAATTTAACCCTGAAGAGGTTAAATATTCCCGTAGTGCTGAATATAGTAGTATAAAAGCACCTGGTATGCAGTACCCGACTTTTTATTTTGTAAATGGCGGGGAGAAAACATTCTCTTTAGAGTTATTTATGTATGATAACCCTAGTACAGGTAAAATAAAAAGTTATGAAAAATTTTTTGAAACATTACTTCCCGCAGAAAATAATACAAACGCTTTTAAGAAACCTAGCGAAGCGTTGTATGTTTTAGGTAGTGACGCTTTCAAAGTAGTTTTAAATAGTTATGAAGTAAAACATGAAATGTGGGATAAGTACATGAACCCTACACAATCTAGGTTCACACTAAGTTTTACAAAAGTTGGGGGAGTTAGTATATGATTTACAATAATTCGCGCTACAAAGACTGTGATATTTTATATACTAAAGAAGGTACCCCTTTCTTATCTCAAAGAGAAGACTTCTCTCCCGAAACTGTTTTAGAGTATTACACATTTAAAGAGGGAGATACTTTAGACGGGTTAGCTTATAAATATTATGGCGACGCTAGTCTTTGGTGGTCTATATTAGACGCTAACCCTTCTTTTGAATCTGAAATAGAGATTGAATACGGCACAGTACTAGCTATACCAACGAAACGTGAGGTAGTTAATAGATGAACCCTTTAAAAAATATGGGCGGAATTACAAAGGCGAAAGATGCATTATCCAAAGAAGCCTATAAAAAATCTAAAGAATATTTAACTATGCTGAATGGCGAAATTAATGGTTTTAAACAACAAGGGCAAAACCTAAAAGAACAATTTGGTGCGCCTTTTAGAAAAGATAAAAAAGCCGTTACAGACCAAAAAACAGTAGTTAAAGCTTTAGCCGAAAAATATAAGCAACCAAACGATATTATTCGTTGCGCCTTTGGTTTAACTATCAATAATAAACAAATGGGCGGGGAAATGTTATCACAAGTAACAGACATTTCAGTAGATTTAGAAGTAGGTGTTCCTGATTCGATAACAATTACTATCAAAGACATTGAGGGGAAGTTTATTGAAGATGATATTATCGTAAAAGAAGCGCCTTTAATTTGTAGTGTTGTATTACATGATACAGAAGAATGTGTTTACTATTTCAGCGGTTTTATTTCTGCTATCGATATAAAATTTACTGAAAGCTTTGAGCCTGTCATGGAATTACATTGCATGGATGAAACGCACAGAGCCAATAAAGAGAAGAAAAAGCGTAGTTGGTCTAATAAAACTTCCGCGCAAGTTGTACAAGAAATTTGTAAAGAATATGGGTGGCAATGTTATGTTGAGCCTAGTTATCCCTTCCCTGTTCAATCTTCTATTACACAAAACAATAAAACTGACTTGGAATTCTTGAAAGAATTGGCGGGCGATGAATTAGATTTATTTGTCGCGAATTTAGTTACAGAGAAAGACGGCAAGTCTACGATGTACTACGTAATAGAAGGTTTTATTGATAAGAAAAATGCGGTACAATTAGAATATGGTGAAACTCCATATGATATTATTTCATTCTCACCACAATTAAACAAAGAAAGTAGACAATCAAAATCTGAATCTAGTAATGTAAATAAAGCTACTAAAGGTACTGAAACTGCTACTATTAGTAATAGTGCAAGTACCGAAGATAGTTCCGCTTCTGAAACTACTACTTCCACCGAAACTTCTAATGAGGTTGAAGAAGGAGAAGTAATTTATACAGGCGATGGCACATTTAGTAGCTAGAGGGGTAGTATTTAATGGACTATAAGAAACATTCATATGTGGAAGTTACACAAGAATTAGTAGCCGAAGCAAAAAAGACTGATAGTCAGTATGTCGCTAACAAAAAACCTGATACTGAAGTTAAAACTTCAAATAATGGTGTTGGAGATAAAAGTGGTAATGCTATTGATTTATCTCCTGACAGTACTGATAGTGGTAAAACAAATAGCGGGGCGAAAGCTAGTAAAAATAATAAGAAAGTAGAGTTTAGAAACTTAGTAGGGGAGTTATCATTAAGACCTTATAACCATACGATGAAAGTTGGATTAGCTTCTACTGTACGTTTAATGGGGTTTGGCAAATACTTGTCGGGTCATTACTTCGTGAAAAAACGCTCTTTCTCTATTAGTGGCGGTTCTGTTATGAACATGAGTTTAACAGTAATTAAAACACGCTTTGGCGAAAACTTAAAAGCCTATGTAGACGATTATAATAAAGACGGAATTAAAGTGTCCAAAAATGAAACAACAAAAACAAGTACATCGGGCGCTTCTTCGAGTGCTTCTTCGAGTGCTTCTAGCGGTTCGCCTTCTTATAATGATAGTGGTGAAGATTATACTTCCTCTGCTTCTTCTTCCGCCAATTCTTCTAGTAATTCTTCTGATGATTCTAATGATGAGGTAGTATATACAGGCGGTGGAACATTCCAATAACGAGGTTAAACAATGAGCGAAAAATTCGGTAAATATATTGCCTATGTTAGAGATAATAAAGACCCTATGCAAAAAGGGCGAATAAAAGTCCAATGTCCTAATGTATTTGGTGACGGGCTAAGTGATTGGTGTGAGCCTGTAATTCCTGTAGCGTATAACGGTCATGGCGATATTGCTATCCCTAAGTTAAATGATACAGTTTACATAGAATTTGAAGAGGGAGATATTAAAAGACCTCTTTATGTAGGAAATTTTTGGGGTCAATTTGATACTCCTTTAAAAGCTTTTGACTACGATACTAATGTTAGAATAATAAATTGGGATAATTGTAGTATAGCTATGAAGGGCGAAGAAATGATTATTGTTGCCCCGAAAAAATTATATATTCAGGTTGGTAATTCAAAGATTACTTTAACTCCGAATAATATTAAAATGCTTGCTGATAGAATTGATTTGAATGAATAGAGGTGATTTAGTATGCCCGCAGTAACAAGAAAAGGCGATAGTGAAACAGGTGTTTGTGATTTAGGTCTTCCTGATTGTCCTCATACTAGAGGGGGTACTAATAACTCTACTTCCCCAAATGTTTTTGTAAATAATTTAGGCTTACATAGACTAACTGATAGTGGTTCTTGTAATTGTCCTCATGGGGGAACATATAAATCTTCTTCAGGGAGTTCCTCTGTATTTGTAAATGGGAAGCCTGCTACACGAATTGGCGATACTACTACTTGTACAAATTGCGGGAAGTCAGGTCACCATATTAGTGGCAGTCCTAATGTTTTTGTCGGAGGATAATGTATGAATGAAATAGTTAGAGGTATATCCTTCCCCTTCCGCGTTTCTGTTCAAGGCGGAGCAACAATGAGCGTTGCTAATGATAGTGAGATAACACATATCATTGAGCAAATGCAACAAGTGTTAAAAACACCTAAATTTGAGCGGGGAATGGAATACCATATTTACTCTGAAGTAGATAGTTTAACATGGGAAGAGAATAACCCTAGTACGGCAGTTATAGCTAAATATTACATCAAAGATTGTTTAACTCGATGTGTTCCATTGATTGATGTTGAAGACATTGAGATTATCAATGACGATAATGTTTTACTAGGTATTATTGGCTTTAGTGTTAAAGCTACAAAGAAAAAACACGTTGTAACATTAGAAGTGGGGTTAATCAATGATTCAAAATAGAGAAACTACTTTAGGTATCGACTACTCTTCCCGCGATTATGAAAGTTTTCGCGCAGATATGATACGATACTTACAATCGGTATTACCTACCTATACAGATACTTCTCAAAATGACGCAGGTATAGTTATTATTGAAGCTTTAGCACGTTCTTTAGATGTAATATCTTATTATGTTGATAGAGAAGCTAATGAAGCTTTATTGTCTACTGCTAAACAAAGAAAAAACGCGCTATTATGGTGTAATATGTTTGGGTACATTCCTAAATCTACTTCTCCTAGTCAAGTGTATCAAGTATTTGTATTACAGAATATACAACCTACCGATTTTTTAATTCCAAAAGGTACTGTTATTAGTACTCCTGCCACACAACTCTCTCAACCCGTTTATTTCACAACTATGGAAGACCT